GCTCTTTCAATTAAAACTGCCATCTAATACCACCTTCCTTGCGTGGTTATTTTTAGTTCGGTCAATGTGGCGCCACCGCTTAAAGTCCACGACAACGTGTTTTCTCCTGCTACCAATTTTGGAAATTCACCAATAAAATACATCATAGCTCTTGTATCATTCCTTTTCACGCTGTATTTTTGGCAATCTATCGTCAGAATATCGCCGCTAATCAACGCCCCAGTATATGAAAAAGTCGTGCCATTTAACGTAATGCTTATTTGTCCGCTTGTATTTGTGCCTTTTAGTGAAATTATTGGATAACTATCAGCAGTGCCTGGCATATAAAATGATTTTGTAGCAGCTTCATCGTATAATGTTACATTTTCAATGCCATCATAAGAAATATAATCCAAGCTATTAGCCAGCGGCCATATAACTCCTATGGTTCGCTGTTCTTCATCTGTATATTGTATTTTAGTGCCAATAGGCCAGTATCGTGGCATATTATTGCCAACAGATGTATAATCAATATTATATGCTGCACTATTACGCGAGAACGGACTGCCACTAATAACTATGCTATAGATTAACATTAAATCATCATACGCAAACGGTTCACAATTAAATTCCAATGTAAACGTGCCAGTATATAGGAATCTATTTAAATCTCCACCGTTGGTTAACTTTGCCATATAATACTTGCCGGGCATATCGCTTAGCTCTAGCCGTACTCTATCGTTAGTATTTAGCCATGCTGATATAAGGAATATATCCTGTCTAACATTGCTGAAATCGGAGGATAAGCGTAAACATTCAATTGTAACAATCCTATCGCCATACGCCTGCGCAAATAAATAGCTGCCATGTCTTCCGGCTATGGCTTCATATTGGTCGCGTATTGCGGGCATGATAGAATGTTGTATGTTCATTATCTTTAATCCCATATCAGAAGCTTTAACTCCGTTGAACGTAAAATCAAGCATTACCTCATCCCCCTTGCACGGCTTGTAGACTGAATCATACTATATAATCTCTGAGATATAAGCTCTATATCCTGATCGTCTCTTACAGTCATATTCTGCACCACAATCGCAGGCCCCGCCGTTGTTTGTACGTTCATCTGTTTTAGCGTATCAGCCATAATTTTGCTTAATTTGTCAATTGGCACGACTGCCTCAGCTCCCGCTTCACCCACGCCGATTATGCTAGGCTGTGTGAATATGCCTCCCTTTTTATACCAATCAATCTTTACGTTGGGCACTGGGAAACTTAATCCCGCCACATTAACCTGCTTTGTTGAAAACTTAAAATGCGGCAGGGGTATATGCAAGTTCTTAAACGGAGCCAATATGGCATCTTTTACATTATTAAATATCGTCGACGCTGATTTCTTTAATCCGTTCCAAGCATCAGTAGCTGATTTAGTTATGCCGCCCCATACATCTGATAATAGTTTTTTAACCGAATTAATCGGAGTCATAATGTTAGTCTTTATACCTTCCCATACTGTATTCGCAGTATTCTTTATACCGTTCCACAGATTAGACGCTGTAGTTTTTATGCTGTTCCACGCGTCAGAAAGCAGCATTTTAGCTGAGTTAATCGGAGTCATTATTGCATTCTTGATACCTTCCCATACTTCACTAGCTTTAGATTTTATGCTATTCCATAAATCTGAAACAAACTTTTTTATAGCGTTCCATACCTGTGTAAGAAGCGTTTTTGCAGCGTTTATCGGAGCAATTATAGCGTTCTTGATGCCTTCCCATATGCTGCTTGCAGTAGCTTTTATGCCTTCCCATAAACCGCTTAAAAACTCTTTTATTCCATTCCAGACTTCTTTGACCTTCGCCGTAATAGCCTCCCATACACCCGCAAAAAAGTCTTTTAAGCCGTTCCATACTGTTTCGCCAACCTCTTTTATCTTATTCCATGTTTCAGTAAGAAACTTTGAAACGTCATCCCAATTCTTCCACAGCAAGATAATCACTGCAATTAAGCCAAGTATAGCCGCGACTATCCATGTTATTGGGTTCGCTAAAAGCGCTGCTGTGAAGCTCCAAGCAGATGCAATAGCGCCACCCATAGCCCCTACAAAAGAAGTTATAGCACTCCATGCCGTAGTTGCCAATTGCACGGCAAAACTTGCTACCGCCTTTACTCCGTCTACGGCTAGCTTTGTGGCAAATTCACCGATTTTAAGCGCTCCCTCGCCTATTTTAGAAGCAAAATTACCTGCTGCTTGCAGACCGTCGACCGCTAATTTGCCGACAAATTCGCCCAGTTTGGCAACGCCATCGCCTATTGCCGATCCAAAGCTGGTTACGGCATTGAATGCATCAGTACCAAGCTTTGATGCAAAACTGCCGGCAGATGTGGCTACATCCACTATTGCCGAGCCAAAACCTTTTATTGCATCAAGCGAACCAGTAGCAAACTTACCAATGAATTTGCCCACTGCTACAGTTGCCCCCGGCAACTTGCCCACCAGTGGCGCTAAGCCTTTTGTAATATCTCCGATTGCGCTTACGAATTTGCCAGTAACTACCAACGCTGGACCCAAGACCGCTGCCAAAGCTCCTATTTTTAATATCATATCTTGTTGTTTCGGCGAGAGCTCGGTGAACCGGTCTACTAATTCTGATATTTTGCTAAGTAAATTAGAAAGAGCCGGTGCTAACTTATCGCCGATATCTTGCGCAGTTGTTTCAATTTTAATCTTGAATTGTTCCCATTGAAAGCCGGCGGCATTAATGCCTTCGGTCTGCTCTTTAAAAGCCTCATCCGTTGCGCCGGATACGTCTTTCATTGCGTTTAACTTTTCTGTAAACGATTCTGCTTGCGGCCCAGCTAAAGCCAAAGCTAAAGTTTGCCCTTCGATAGACCCAATATATTTTTGAAGTGGAGTGTTAGACTTCTCGGCTGCGTTTACTACTGTATTAATTGTTTCTTGAAGTCCTAACTGCTCTAACATAGCAGCTCCGCTCTCAAAACCCATTTTTTTAATTAGCTTTGTCATTGAATCAGTAGGGGCCATTAAAGATTGAAGAACACCGCGTAATTGCGTTGATACTTCCGCCGCACTTCCTGTTACGCCAGTAGCTGTGGCCATAACCCCAAATAATTCCTCCATACTCAGGCCAAGTGAGGCCGCTAAAGGTGTCACCCTGCCAATGGAAGACGCTAACTCCGGAAATGTGGTTTGCCCAAGCTTAACCGTGGTAAAAGCTAAGTCGCTAACTTTACCTACTGCTTCGGCCGTGGTGTCCCCATATCCTTTTGTAACTGCACTTGTTAAATTAATTGCATCGGTCGTAGTAGCAACACCAGCAGCCGCAGCTTTAGCGTTGATTTCCAAAATCTTCGCAGTATCCGCAGTGTCGCCAAAAGCCGAGATAACTTGGTACAATCCATCCGCCAAGTCACCAGTATGTTTCCCAACATCTACAGCCATATCTTGGACAGCATCTTTGAGCTCGTTTACCCTATCAACGTTTCCCGGAATAAGCGTAGCCACATTTGCCATTGAGGCGTCGAAATCATTAGACATTTTTATTGCAGCGGCGCCGGCGGCCACAATAGGCGCGGTGACCTTCATCGACATCGTCTTGCCGACGTCCGTCATTTTAGTGCCTATGCTTTTAAGGGACTCGCCGGTTTTTGCGACCGCATCTTTGAGTTTGCTTTGGCCTTTCGAGACTTCATCGAGTTGATCTTCGTAGCTTTTCAGTTTCTGTTCGGTTGCAACTATCTCCCGCTGAAAGTCCCTGTATTGTTCTTCTCCTATTTCACCTTTGCGATATTGTTCGTTTACTTGCACCTGCGCGTCCTTAAGCCTGTCAAGTTTTTGTTTTGTTACTTCAACTTGTTCGGATAGTATCTTTTGTTTTTGCGCTACAAGCTCAGTATTTTTCGGGTCAAGTTTTAGAAGCGTCTCGACGCCTTTAAGTTCTTTTTGAAGATCACGACTTTGTTTATTAACGTCGCCTAAAGCCTTACTAAGCCCTTTGGTTTCGCCGTCAATTTCTATTGTTATGCCTTTTATATTTCCTGCCATGAATTCACCTCCTACCGCAAGAGTGCATCAATATCATCTTGTGTGGCCTCAATAGCTGTTTCGCCAAGCGCAATATCAGCCATTAGAGCTATATCTCTTATTCGTAATTCGTTCATTTCTTCGAAAGTAAGACCTATATGCTTTCCTACGAGCAGCCATTCTAAAGCTATATCAACGCTTCGGTTATTACTTTTTTGCCCCTTCTTCAGCTTTGTTTGCGGTACGAAAAAATCCGTCTATGGCTTCGTCGGCAATAGCCTGAATAGTGTCATTGTCAGTTATGTCAAAAAATTCAAGCTCGCTCAACCAGTTTATGAACGAAGGAAATTGCTTGTTAAGCCCGTTAGCTGCTTTCGCCATTGCCCATGCAATTTGAAGAAAAAGTAATGCATCAAAGGAATCAGGTTGTTCTTGAACATCTCTAAGCTTAATTAAATCTCCTGCAAGGTCATGGTTAAACTCTTGCTTGTAAAAAAGAAGGGCCAAAGGAGTGGCCTTTAGCCCTATGGTTTTGTCGCCTATCTTTATTTCTCTCATGTTTTATCCCTCCATTATGGTGTTACGACCGCTGGTACCAGCACAGAACCAAAGAATGCGTTGAATGCCGTCGCATTAGTATCGCTCAGCTCTATTACGCCTTTAATTACATTTTCGCCGCCAATGTTAATCGGTAATATTGTTATAGTTAGCGTGGTCGTATCCGGAGTAATAGTATCCTCCTGCGTGTTATGTTCTTCATCACTTCGCGCTGCCGTGCAGCGATAATATACGAATCTCCTGTTCTTGCTATCGCCCTTGACTTCGCCAAGCAGTGCAAACTCTTTAGGCATGGCATCGGCATTTTCCACCAGCATACCATTACTATCTATGCGCCAACCCATCATCTCAGCCAAAACATCATCTGGTATTAACGCCATTTCAAGTTCGGCCGTATATCCATTATTTGTCGTTACTTTAAAGTAGGGCCCATTGTCCGCATAGAACGTATTTTCGTCGCCTTCGGGTGATGGCGAAAATGACACGGCACCGGGTATCTTTACAGGTGTTTTCCATGCCGGTTGCTCAGGCGCTTCCGTATCCATGAACGCTATATGCACGTTCTCTAATCCAAATATTACTTTATTAGCCATAAATTATCCCTCCATAATTTCTACTAAGTAGACTTCTTGCCATAAGTTTTCATCATCTATCCAAGCTTCATATTTTGTATATGTCAAGCCATTAGTTTTTAATACTTCTTCTAAAGCCTTTTCAATTGTCCTATCTTTAATTTCGGTGTAAAGCTCAATCTGCCATGTGCCTTTTGTTACTGAATTCTGGTTGTCAAAATAAATATCATTCGATGCATTGAATTGGTAAGTAATAAACGGTGGAGTCACAGGGGAAATAAATTGTCCATAGGCCACAGGATATCCAAGAGATATCAATATCTGATATAAATGTTCCATATTATCGTCCTCTTACAGCCGCTTCTATATCACGTACTATTTTTTCTTCGATCTCATCCCGCGCCGGGCCTATATGTGGTTGCCCAGGTACTCTGCCGCCGCTCCTTTTTGCGTGGCCGAACTCAAGCAAATGCGTTAACTGGTAGCGGTCTTTGTTATACACCGTATAAGTTACGCGTCCATCCAGCGTGCTTTTCTTTTTAGTCCAGCCTTTAGCATACTCACCAGTCTTTTTCGGCGATGTGGCTTTAAGCTTGTTGACTAATTCGGTTGAATCTTTATCAAGCACTTTTTGTACTGCCTGCTCAACATCTTCACTGTATTCCTGTATGGTTCTGGCTATTTCATTTGAAAGCTCATCAATTTTTATCATTGTCCGGCCACCTTCTCACAATATAACCGCGTTCTCTCACCGCGGGTATCTGCACGTACTATATTGTATGTCTGCCCCTCGTATTCTAATTTATCTTGACCGCTATACTCAAAAGAATAAATATCAAAAGCTTTGGATGGCCTTAAACCTGTCAAAGCTGCGTTGTAATATTCATCGGCCGATATGGAATACAAATTTGCAAACACCAATACGCGTTCATATTCGCCCGGTATTTGGTTGCCAATAGCGTCTGCCGTATATGGACTTTTTAATAGTGTTATCACTTCTTTATATCTCACTATCGATCACCGCCTGATATTCGCTTGATAGCATAAGATGCATTTTTAGCATGTCATATGCCTTGATAAGTCGATCGGCATCTGGATTATCGTAACCAAAATACGCTTTGCAGTACGTTATAACGGCGCGTTGAATTAATGTATCTTGGTTGGTTGTATTGATGCCGCCCATGGCCAAATCAGCCAGAGCGGCATCAATCAAATTCTGTATCTCTGCATCAAACGCGGTATTCGATACTCTTAGAGCTAATTTTACAAG